CTTGTGGCTGCCTGTGAGTTCGGGGCCGATGTGATTGTCAATGCGGCGACGACCGCTGAAGACGACGATCTGACCGACCTTATCACAGACGGAAGGTGTGAGGTTGAAAAGATTACGCGCCGCGCCCTTCTCACACAGACTTGGTATTACTATCTTGATAAGTTCCCCTCTGAGGACTTTTTCAAGCTCCCATTCGGCAATCTCCAAAGCACTGACCTGTCCATCAAATATAAGGATAGCGACGGCACAGAAACGACTATGACCGTCACGACAGATTACCTTGTCGAGACAAATGGTGAAGGTTGCGGGCGCATTGTCCTACCTTACGGGGTATCGTGGCCGTCTGCTACCCTTTATCCGTCAAATCCTATTACTGTTGAGTTTACGTGTGGCTGGATGGCTGCTGCCTTAATTCCTAAGAACATCAAGAGGGCCGTGAAGTTTGCCGCTGAGGATGCCTATTACCACGGAGACCGGCATGAGACACTGAAGCCTATCATCGACAACCTGCTGGCAAGTCATCGGCTATGGGAGGAATTTTGAACGCCTATCCAAACCCATATTATAGGGCAAATCCCAACACAAGCCCCGCCGATCTGAATAAGACAATTACCTTGCAGTATCAGACGAAGGTGCCCGATGGAATGGGAGGATTCACTGTGTCATGGACTTCTGCCGCTACTGTATGGGCGCGCAAAGTTACTATGAGAAGTGACGAGGCAATTCAGGCTATGGCCGAAACAGGAACAGCAGTTCATAGTTTCAGGATTCGATATAGGAGCGATGTTAAAAGTTCATGGCGGATTAAGGAAGGCGACAAGTATATGAACATCATAGGACCACCTATGGAAAGATGGGAAGGATTGCAGAGATACCTTGATATCATGGTTAAGGAGGCGGCTTGAAAAATCTCCTTGCAGCTATCTTCGGAAAAACAAGTGGTTCGGCCCTTTCCTCCGATGTGGGCGGGCGTATCTATCTTGACGAAGCTCCGGCAGGCTGCGAGTTCCCGTATGTGGTGTTTCAGGTAGTGACGGGCAGCCCCGATAATGTGTTCGCAAAGAAGGGCAAGAATACGCTTATTCAGTTCTCACTGTACAGCACATCGAAAAGTGCGACAGAGATCACAACTATGTACGCCGATCTCATGTCGCTGTTCGACGAATGTTCGCTGACGATCACGAGCAACAATCTTGTGCTGTTCGCATTCCAGAACCTTGTAACGATGGTTGACGAGATCACCACGCCGGAAGGGACGGAAACGCTGAAACACTGGGCGGTAGATTTTAAAATTATGACCCAAGAGTCATAGAAAGGAGAATATGGAGAAGAAATTATCAGAGATAACGAGATCGGAATGGATAGTCCTGCGTTGGGTAGAGATTGAACCGACAATGGGCGACGATAGCGATGAAAGAATGTTTTGCACCAACGGGAAACGGACGCCTGACGAGGCAGCACAAGCGGCTTTAGATTGGGATTCTACGGCGGAAGAGAGGGCAGAAATTGCAGACACTTAAGAATAAACATCAAGGGCAGACGGCGTGGATCATCGGCAAAGGACCATCCCTTGCATATCTGACACGAGAGGATATGGGAGAAGGTCCCATTATCGCCATCAACGAATCGATCATCAAGATAGAGGAGCTCGGCCTTGATAATCCCACATATTCCATGCAGAAGGACGGCGGCAGGTGGCGCAAGTATTTCCCTGCTGATTCACCTGAATGTGACCATTCCCCGAATTGTGACGGCTGCCCATATACCGTGAGGCCAAAGAAGGCCACATTGTTGGTCCATAACCGCGAATCCCTTTTCTGTTATCCTGATTATTCTCCTCGTTATGTATTCGACTGGCGCGATCTCGGTATGGATCATAACGATATTTCGCTCGTGACCGCTATCAGAATTGCTCAGTTCATGGGCTGCACATCGTTTAATTTTGTCTCCTGCGACCTTCACGCATTCGGTGACATGGGTGTTTACGACGTTGAAACGAATACAATATCCATCGATTCCCTGTATCAATGGCAGCCGCTCCGCCTGAAAGCCGTTTTTGCAGATATAGACCATAGGTTTATCACGCCACGGGATTATAAACCGCCCAAGGATCTGAAGGTGTCCTTCGGGGTTATCAGTAATGATGCATACCGGCTTAACACGGTCTTTTGCAAATCTGATCTTCCAGGAGAGCTTCACTATTACATGAAGCCCGAATCGGCGACAAAGGGCTTAAACGCCCTGCTGGATGAGATCGAAAAGGAAGGCGCTGACGTGGCGGTCTTGGCTCACCACGATATGTATTTCCGTAACGGCTGGTTGCAAAAGATGAAGACGCAGATAGCGAAACTTCCCGATAGCTGGGTATGTGCCGGGGTCATAGGTAAGGATATGCGGGGCTGTATGTGCGGCAAATTTCACGACATGAGGATTGTGGATGTTATCAATACAGCCAGCATACATGAGTTCCCCCAGGAGGCTTGTTGCTTCGATGAGTGCGTCATTATCATCAACATGAAAAAAGGGTTTCGCTTCGATGAGGCGCTGGACGGTTTCGATCTCTACGGTACATTGTGCGTGTTGCAGACATGGGAAATGGGCGGGACAGCGTGGGTGATCGATGCCTTCGCAGAGCATTACTGTATGAGGCCGTTTTCGTGGTTCCCCGATGATGATTTCAAGCGGCGTTACAAATGGCTCTATGACAGGTATCAAAGCAAATTTGAGAAGGTAGATTCAACGGTGTTTGTGAATAAACCGAGGTTCGAGACCTCGGCAGCATGAAATAAAAGCAAGGAGGTAACACAAATGGGTACGCCATTAAGCGGAAAAAATGGAAAGGTAATGTTGGGATCGGTAACGATTGCCAATATCAAGGAATGGGCGATCAGCGGGTTTGTCATGGGGACGCTTGAGACATCGGCCTTCGGTACGACGATCAAGACCTTTATCCCTGATGATCTCGGTGATCCTGGCACGCTCAGTTTCAGCGGCAACTATGACCCCTCAGATGCAACGGGACAGGCGGCGATAGATGCTCTTTGTGCGGCCGGTACGACATCGACAGACCTCTATCTGTATGCCAACACATCAACGTTCTGGAGAGTCGGCTCGGGTGGCAGCATCATCACGACCAAAGGTAAGGCGGTAAGTTTCTCCCGCAGTGGCCTCGGTACGGTATCCTTCGAGGGCAAGATCAGCGGCGCCGCAATGGAACAGGTCGGGCTGGGAACGTAAGGGAAAGGGGGTTATATGATCTTTGATCTTGAACGTCTTAACGAGGGCGAATGGTTTCCCTTCTTTGAGTCCCGTATCAACGAGAAGGGCGAGGTTGTTTACGACGAGCCTAAACCTGATTCGGGGCGTGTGTGTATCCGCAGCATGACCCCCATTATGGAGCAGTTACAGAAGGACAGGAAAAGGAAATATGAGTTTGCCCTGAATCCACAGACCCGCGCAATGGAACGGGTAGGGTACTTTGACGACCTTCCTGCCGACCAGCAGAAAAAGGAAAGAGATGATGTATGGGATTACGTCATTGTCGATTTTGAAGGTCTATATGATGCGAAGGGCAAGGAGATCGCCTGTACCCGCGAGAACAAACTTAAGCTCCTGTCAATCCCCATGTTCGACAGGTTCATTGCGCAATGCCTCCGAATGCTGGCAAGCTCCGGTGTGAAGGCAAAAGAGGACGAAGGAAAAAACTGATAGAGTGGGTTGAATGGGCCGACGACTATCAACCCACTTGTGAAGGATGCAAGGAGATATATGGAGCACGTAACCCGCCCGAACAGCCACCATGTTCAACATGCAGGACAGAATTATATCCTGAGAACGAGGATGCCGCTCAGGTCTACATGGCCACGCGCGGGCAAGTCATTACGAGAGGCATGGAGGGTGTCATCGTGGATATAAGTATACCAGCCATTGAAAGTGCAATGAGAATATTCAACGTGAAGGATAAGGTTGATTGTCTGCAAAAGGTGAGGCGGACATTTTATGCCATGCTGAAAGAGGGGAATGAATAATGGCACGGGTATCGAATTGGAAACCTGAACAGTTTGACGGTGAGTTCGCAAATGCCGCGATGGACAGGCTCAGAAAGGCCGCAAATGTTATAGCCGATAAAGCTCGGGCAAACTGTCCTGTCGGTACGATCTCACGGCCCATGTATAAGAAAGGCCCGTATGCAGGGCAACCGTGGACGGCGAGGGATGCCGGGGCATTGAAAAAGACGATCAGGGTTGTTGAAAAGAAAGAACAGGCGGCAGCTCTCCTTGAAAACAAAAATATCAGGGTCTATGCAGGCAATTATAATGTCTATTACGCAAAGATCGTTGAATATGCCGTCAAAGCCTTCTTGCGTCCGGCATTGAACGCGAGCAAGGGTGAGAT